CGCAACATCGCTGGGATTGCTTTCCTGCCCTGTCACGTTTGTCCAAGTTACTACGACATAGTAAGTCGCACCGTTGCTTAAACCAGCCGCTGTCGACAACAGCGGAACGGCCGGCTTCGGCAGCGGGTCCGCCACTAAACCAACGCCGATCTGAAGATAAGTCTCCGAACTCGCCTTGGCAAGATGTTCGTACTCGTTCCACTTGTTCAAATACCGGTCATTCAGTTGATTGTTGTAGGCGTCGCGATAGACCATCGCCAATGTTTTCTGCACGTGCCACTGTTTTAGCGGTGCGGTGACAACCACGTCGCTGGTTCCTCTCACCCGCCTTTGGTTCCACTGGAAGTCCCAAACCGGAAGTCGCCGCAGGAGAAAGAGCAGTAATTCATTCGCAATCGCATCCTGTGCCAGCTCCATTTTTCCCGATAGGTCGATTCCCTCCGTGCTGGCAACGCTGAGAATACTGCTTTCGTAGTTCTGGAGGTCCAGCAGGCTGCTGAGGGGCCCGTCGTTGTATAGCGCCATGGCGAGCTGTCTCTAACGCTTTTCTGCCTTGGACGCACCCTTAATTGCCCGAAGATCCGCGTCCGTGATCAGACTCACTTGGACCTTTTCCGACATGGCCCGTTGCTCCGCCTCCCGCAACGTCGTTTCGACGCCAGCGCGATACTCTAAGGCCTCTTCCGATGTGGCGAGGCGTGCGTGCCCTTCTAAGATCAACCTGGCCGCGTTGCTTCGAGACACTTCCGCCTTCTGCCCCGCACGCCCGCCATCTGGCGTCTCATTGCTCACGACAATAACGTGTGCGTCAGCGATTTCATGCTCGATCTTTCGCAGTTTCTGGTAGAACATTCGCAGATCCATGATTTTTCCTTATAAGAACCTGAGGCGCGAGCCTTCTCGATCAGCCCGCGCCCCGAGGACACCAACCATCAACGCGCTAGCAGTTGACTTGTACTCCGAAGGGATTACGAAGAACCGCTGTGCCATATAGCACATCCACAGTAAACTGCTGTGCTAGCGTGTTTGGTTGATAGCTCATGACCACGCGGATTCCAAAATTCCCCATCTCCGCATACTCGGCGATTGCCCCGGTTCCGGGCAGCGGCTGCGGCAACCGCCGGATTACCAAACCTATGGCATCGCGCGAAAACGCCAAGTTGTGCGTCGCCACTGGCCCACTTCCAGTTTTCGGTACCAACTGCGATCGGAACACGAAGAAGTCTTTGATTTTTCCGACCGCACCCTCAATCAGAGCGCGCAATCCCGCGTCTCCCGCCGAATAGTACTCGCTAAAGCGCGGAATTTGCCTCAGTACCGAATACGTTCCGGGGTCCACCACCAGGTACTTCCCCGAGCTTGCCGGCACTTTCGCCTGAAACAGCGTTGTTTCCGCCGAGTCGATCGCCGCCTCCGTCAACGGCATGCCAGCCGTCCCGATCGCGCCGTTCGCCGTGAATTGAGAATACAGGCTGAGTATGTCCGCCTCGATTCGCTCGGCGATGGCAACCACCGCTGGCTGCATGTATAGCTTTAGTAAGTCGGGCACCGCCAGAACCTTCGTTACGTCAGGAATCTGAAAGGTCGCTTCCGCATGCGTATTCAAAACAATCTGGGCGTTACCTAAGTTCGGATTTTGCGTCTGAACCGTCCCGCCCTCCGCAATGTTGTTGGCCACCAGAGTCGGTGGAATTGGCACGTTGACCGTGTCGCCAGCGTGTGCCAACGTTGGCTCGTAGTCTCGGTTCACCAAGTTGCCCATCACCAGGTTGCTGACCAGGGCTGGCAAGGCATCTACTGCTACAAGTTTCACAATCGCATTCGCGACATTTGCTGAAGTAATTGCTCCCATTGAATTGTTCCTTCTCCTTTTTCCAGTCTCGCGGTTTCTATTTCTCTCTGGCCGCGCCGCCTATGTCAAAACCCTCGCAGCGCCTGACTGGCTACCCGCGAAATTTCCTGCCGAACCTTCGTCAGTTCTTCTTCGCTCATTCCCGGCCGAATCTTATCCAGATCGACTCCGGATGGTTGGGCCGGCGCTTTTGTTCCGGACCCCATGCCCGAACCTCCAGGGATGCGAGCCGGCAAGAGTTCCGGATTCTCCTGTACGAAACCCGAGAGATAGTCGCGCAATGGAACCTCGCCCTGCTCCCCTCGAGCAATTAGGCGCCCGTCCTCGCTGCGCTTTACATCGTCTTTCACCGCGCGATAAGCCAGATCGACTTTGGCAACGCCCAGTCGTTGTAGCTCCGTGCGAATCGACGCACTTCGCTCCGCTTCGTCTGCAACCTGCCGCGTTCGCTGATTTTCTTTCACTAGTTCGTTAACCCGTGTTTCTAGCTCCTCTCTCCGCCTGCGTTCGTCAATAAGTTCAGCCTTGTACGCAGGCTCAGACTTAACCTGCTCCGCCTTCACGAACTCCTCAATTACTCCCCGGATTAGGGAGCGTATCTCCGTCCCATCCGCGCTTGTATCGTCCATAATCCTCCTAGGATTTCCCTCATGTTGCACCGCCGCACTGAGCGCCAGCCTAGCTGCCTTCATCGATTTCACGCCCAATTCGGTCTTTGACTTCTTGTCTCACGTCGCACAGAAACTGAAACGCGACTTTCTTGAACACCTGTTTCTTCAGTGTCGGCGAGTCAATCCCCAGCGCCAGCAAACTCTGCGCATCTGCCAACTCTGTTCCAAAGTCCCCAATGTCGAACTCATCCATGCCTGAAACATCGATGCTCAAACCGTCTTCCCGCGCTCTCTCGATCGCCCGCAGCACACGTTTCATTGCATCCTTCACCGCGTCCCCGTACGCCCGCAGCACCTCCTGCGTGATGGCGAAATCCCTCTGCTTGCTCGCCCCCGACTGTGCTACGCTCCCGGAAATCGCTCCGCCCGCGTGCGTCACGTAACATACGCGATAAATTTCTTCTTGCAGCCTCGTCAGGTTTTCAGCCGCGATCTGATACACGGTCCCTTGCGGCTCGGTCCATCCAAAGCGATCTTGCGGGCCGAGCTGGATGTAATACGACTCGCCCATCACTTGATTCCAGTCGCGCTCGGAATAAATCACCGGCATCGCGAATAGCCCCATGGTCAGCGCCCATCCCAGAGCGTTCGATTTGTTGAAATGCTCCAACTGCAGCGTGCCTGCTTTGTTCAAGAGCCACAGTCCTTCGCTCACGCGAAGCTCCACTATGGGCACTCGCTTCTGCTTGGCCAAGCCGTGCCGTCCCTCCGATACCACCTCAATTCGCCCCTGCTCATTGCCGCGCTCTGCCTGCTCATAGATCCGGAAGTTCTCCTTGTCGTAATACACCCAGCGAGTTTGTCTCTTCCACGTCGCGTCCTCAATCCGTTCCTTCCGCAGGCTTTCGGTCCGAAGCACTACCCACTGATAGTGTCCATGTTCGTCGTAACTCCAGTTAGTAAGTTCATCTGCCGAGTAACCCACTAAGTAAGCTCGCGAGGCGCCCCGCTCGTCTTCTTCCGCCCTCGTTTCGGCCGGCTCGCTCTGCCGCGGAAAATCGACCAGAATATAACTCCTGCCGCAAATCAGCGCCTCGACAAATTGGCGACGGAAGAACTCCGCGACGCTTCCGCCCTTCAAGTCGCAGTCGTCGATGAACTTTCCGAAAAACTGCCTGGCCCGCTCGTTGTTGCCTTCGAATGTCAACACCGGTTCCCGCCTGAACAGCGTTGCCGTGTACCAGTCGACAATCGACCCGACGTAGTTCTCGTAGAAGCTCCGGCTCAACCGTTCGGCATATACGTCCAGCGGTTCTTTTTGCCGGCGCACCAAATAGCGGTCCGCGCGCGCTTTGAATTGCTCTCCCCCCACATACAGGTCACGGTATTGCTGCCAAACCCTCCGCCGAAAGGCATATTCGGGATGCTCCTGGTTGATGTCGAAACTGCTGCCGGTGATTGGTTGTGTTAGTTGCATCAAATCAGTCGCCTGTTCTGTTCCCCAAACGTGGCTTGCGGCCGGCATTCTTGCCAGATCAGGTACCCCAAGGCGTCCGACAGATGCGTCCGCCGTGGATCCCGGTCTTTGTCGATCACGCTGCTATCCGGCTTGTACATGACCTCTTCGAAATCGGTGATCAGCCCTTTACACCGCGCATGCACCCATAGATGCACTTCTTGGCTGGCCGAAAACAACTTTGCATTCACTAGGCCCACACGCTCACGGACACTCGGGTTGCTCGCTGGCACGCGGAATTTCACGTGCTCGTAACCCGTCCTCCTGAAAAAGTCGCGAATGATCTGATAGTCTGTTGTTCCCGCTGTCTGTAGCCGCTGGCCCGACGCGTCCCCATAGATCACCAGACCGCCTTGATGGTTGGGATAGCGCGCGTGAAATTCTTCGCATGCCTCCAACGTGCTTGCCCGGCTCAACGCGATCTCATCCAGCACCTGGACGTCCTCGCCGCTCTTCTGCGCCACAATCGAACTCATCGGGTCCACGTTGAAATCCAGCGCCCAAAGCAGCGTCGCATTCCGATCAACCACCGCCTCTCGCAGATTCCTCGCCCGCTTGAATCCTTCGTACACCAACCCGGCCTGAACGCTGAGATACTCCCCCAAAACTTCTTGCTCGAAGAACTTCGCGTCGTAACTGCTCTTCAGGCGATCGTAAAAATCAGGAACTCTGTCCAACACATGCCGGTTCTCATAGGGTTTCGCGAGCACCACATCGTACCCGTCCACCCGGTTCCGAATGAACCGCTGATAAACCCAATCGAACCCCTTCGGCGTCCATACCGCGAATCCGCTCAGCCGCTTCGCCAATGGATCGCGCAACCGACCTTCTAACCGCAGCCACGCATCCTCGCTCGTGTACGTCAGTTCATCGACGCCAAACCACGCCAGGTTCGTCCCTCGCAGTCGCTCAAAATCGTCCACGGCCCGAAAGTAAATTCGCGACCGCGTGTCCTTCATCAGCAGCACTAACTCGGACTTGTTCAGCTCGTACCGGATCCCATTGCTTCCCAGAACCTCTAGAAAGCTGGTCAGCGTCGCGTCCCTCAGCATCGGGTACGTCGGCGCGCCAATCAGCCCTTGCCTTCCCGCATTCAAGTAACTCAGCCGGATCGCTTCCTGACACAGCGCCTGGCTCTTGCCCGATCCAATCGGCCCCGAAAACCCTTTGAACCTCGCCGGAGAATCGTGAAATCGACGTTGCGATTCGAGCGGTACGTAATCTATTTCGAGTCGGAGTGTCCCCCCGCTGCGTCTTTCCACGTAACGATGATCTCCCTCGGCTGCTCGTCCTGCTCCAGCTCTCTTTCAAGCTGCGTCAGCCGGATGAAATCCGCCAGCGTGACCTTCTTCATCTGCTCCGCCGTCAGCTTCTTCTCTACCTCTGCCAGCAATCGCGTGATACGTTGCCTGCGCGTGCCACCGTTTCGTTCCTGCTTCTTTGCCAC